TAAAGGTTTCCGGGACGGAACCCTCCGTACAGCCTGTTAAACTCCGGATAAGTAGTTGAGAACCCTGAGTCTTCTTGGGGTGATTCCCCTGTCTCTTCAATTAAGTCCTGAAGCCCATCGTAAAGATTTTCAGGTTCTTGGTCGGAGGATTCAAAATCTCTTATTAAATCCCCGTAAAGGTGGTCCGCTGTTGAAACGATTTCATCTACAGCTTTTTCCCCGTTCTCTTTTAGGAATTTTTTAATATCGTCGCATTTATGGTATAAATTTCTTCTTACCGTCAGCTTCTTGAGCTCTTTACAGGCCTCGACTAATCCCTTTTTGCTTATTGTGTTGAAGGCGATCGCCTCAATATAATCATAAATGTTTACATCATCTTTGAACGATATGCCTATGTTTTTTATTTTCTCCGCTAACACGACGGTGTCTACGGCTTCATTGCTTACGAAGCAGCTTCTAAGTACACAGAAAATTGTTTGATGAACCTCGTTAATAAAATCCTTTTCTGTTACAAACCTCTCTACGTCCGCGAACATCTTCGAATCCTTAATTAAGCCTCCTAGTACGTGCTTTTCTATTTGTATTGAATATATGGAATCCATGTTACTTTTTATTTACATATTGTTTCGTACACTATAAGTATACTAAATTTTTTTGAGACATCAACGCTAAAGTTCCAAGCCGAACTTCTTTGAAAAGAATTCTCTCGACAGGAGATCAATCTCGCTTTCTTCCACCTCTATTAATTTATAATTATTCAACTCCAGCCACTGACTCTTCTCAAAGTCTCTCTTAATTGAGGCTAGGTACTTAGCTCTGGAATTGGAGTGAAAGAAGCTATTGAAGGAGCTGTGCTGTCTTCCTTGCACCTCTACCGCTACCTTGATTGTAGCGTTTAGTATGTCGACCTTTAGCCTTGTGCCATAAACGGGGAATTCCTCGAAAACAACGTGTGACTTCCAATAGGTTTTTAAAAATTGCTTTACTTTAAACTGGATTTTGGATCTGGATTTCTTGCCCCAATCAACTGAATATTTTGCAACCGACTTGCTTCTTAGTCTTTTCTTTACGTCATACAGTCTCATCTTAAAGCTTTCGGCGCAACACTCCGTCACCTCTTTCTTTTTCTTTTTTCTTTTTTGCTGCGGCTTTTCTTTGGTTGTTGGAGTAAGATTCCCAGTTTAAATTTATAAGACGATAGTCTAAGTGGTCGTCGTTTATGTGGTCAACCACGGAGAACCTTTCTGGGTTTTTGTTTTCTAGAAAGGCTATGGCAAACAGTTCGTGTACTAAAAAATCTATAGACTTACCGAGGGTCGTGCGAACAGTCAGGGAGGGGTATTTGCATCTGCTTAGTCTTACGGGTGTATTGTTTTGGGTTTTGGTATTGAGGACGAATGGGAAAACTTTTCCTCTGTCTTTATACTGATCACCAGCATGCTCTTCACCTGTCGGGTAAATGATGTACTTGCCTTTCTCTATGTCGTCTAACAGGTGCATCTTTTCGGTTTTTATGGTTCTAGCCTTGTTGGGTTTATTTGGATCTTTAGTCGTGAAGTCTAGGCGAGGTACGTCATATAGATCAACTCCACCTTCATTTAATAAAAATCTAGGGCGGGTTTCTAGGCTGGGAAATAAATACAATTGATTCATCAAGACTTCTTTAAGGCGTCCCTGAATTTGTGGAATAGGTATTTTCCTACATCGGGGGTCTCCTCGAAGTACTTGCGTAAATTATCCATACCTTGGTGTTGCTTTTTGAACTCCAGACCTGTTTCCTTTTGAACTTCTTCAATGATTTCGTCAGAAACAGTTACCCATGCCCCTTTGGCTGTCGCCATCTCCCATTGTAGGAGCATGTCCACTATTTCGTACTCTACCCAAATGCTTTTTCCTCCCACCCTGCCGTATCGAATGGGGTATCTAACTGTTGTTCCCGTTTTCTCGTTAGGGGTTTTCCTGAAAACGACCTTACACCAGTGGCCGAGCATGTCCCCTTTACCATTAGGCTGTGTCGAGATTATATCTTTAAGATACCGTGGCTGAAACTCTAAGATCCAATCACTATAATGAAGCGCAGCATTACCTCCTGAGGCGTTGGTTACCTGCGGGTCGGATTTTTCATATGGATTAATTTTGATAGTACTTCTAACTTGCGACACCATGTAACACACATGACCACGAGTTGCTAAGGCGAGAGCCATTCTGCGTAAAAAGTCTGAGCTTAATAGCGCCCCCGCACCAACTTTTAATGCCTCTTCTGATCCTTTTTCTAGATCCCCCTTGGGTATTAGTGCGTCCATGGAATCTATTATAAACATGTAGCGAGTGTCTGTCTCGTTATGTTTAACCATTTGCCTCATAAGGTTGATCACTGTTTCGTAAACGTTCGACTTGATTACTTGCCACTTTTTGGGATCAGTATCTACCCCCATTCTTTCTATTAAATCTTCAGACAACCTGCCTTCGGCTTTAATGTAGATGACCATGCTGTTATCCATCTCTTGAAAGCTTCTAGCAAACGCTAACCCGCAGGAAGTTTTACCTCCTTCTGTTACTCCTGTGGCCCGTATAACCCCGGGCTTTATTCCTCCCCCCAGTTCAATATCCAGAAGAAGACTCCCGCTGGACACGGTGTAAACTCGGTCCTCTTCGAAGTTATAATGATCCCCTTTATTTTGTTCAAGGTAGGCTTGAATTTGGTCTTCTGGAGACATTGCCCCTGATTTTTCTTGTTTTTTACGAGTCATTTTTTATAAAATCTAAGATAGAGAGCTTTTTGGTGGATGTTTTTCTTAGCTTTTCCCCCACTTTTTCTTTCTCAAGTAGAGGTTTATCCGTTTTAAACGCGTCAATGTTGACGTCTTTCCTTTTCAGGTGATAAAAAAAACTATTTTTTAAAAATAATTTACCATCTTCGGTAAGAAAGTACGCTAACGAGTTGAGTACTCTTCGTTTACTTTCCAGTAGGGTTCCTTTCCAGAAGCTGAAATCATCGTAAGTCGAAAGCAGCTTTTTAGCCAAAGCGTATTCTTTGGGGTAATTTATATTGTTGGTGTTCTTAAGGAAGAGGGTTACGAGAACATTGTAATCAGATCTTTTAAAACTCTTCACCTATTGAGTGTACATCTTTTTTTTGGATACGCAAGCTATCTCTTTAGGGAATCGATCTTTTCTTCTATTCTGTCGAACCTATCATTCATTCTTTCGGCAAACATCTTAAAGTCGTCCTTACTAACGTATTTGTCTGGTAGGGAAAGCGCGAGATCCGTGTGCTTTTCCTTCATGAGGTCGACATCTTTATGGTGTTTAACCATTAGATCGTGATGTTCGGACTTGATTTCGTTTACGTGCCCAAGAATCATCTTAAATACCCACCCCCCCATCAAGGTGACGATGCCAACAGCTATGTTTACGAGAATCTGGTAGTCCATACTCTCAATTACACTGAATTAATTAAGAAACCTAGGGTTATTTCCACCGGTAACATTCTAATAATTCGAGCAATCCCCATCCAAGCAGTAAGAATCCGGCGGTACATTCTAGGCTGCCGGTAAACCAAAGACAAAGAGAGGCTGTTATTAGGCCTAGGCCCTTGAGGGCTTCTTCGCTGGGCACTTTGTCCCAAAGCCAGTCTGACGAGTTGGAAAGTTTCTTTTTAGCCCACACTCCAAACCTGCAGTGGAAACACTTGCAGCGTTTAGTACATTTACATAATGATTTTACCCATTTCCATGCTTTACTCATACTTCTACTTACACCGCCGTTTGTTGTGGCGCATTAATTGATTTTAGTTAAAGAACTGGGACGGGTTCTATGTTTTTTTTAAAAAGTGTACTAGCTTTATGTTTTTTAAGAAAGTTATTAATTTAAAGGGGTGTAATTAACCATATGAAGAGCCTCTGGAGTTGGGTGAGTAGGAACACTGTAAGCATTTGTGCGGTGTGGGTCGCGACATTGGTCATGAGCGTAATTATGGTCGACCAGAACATAAAGCACGCAAACAAGGAAGTCGGTCATTTGGTGGACAAGATAGAGCTGACCAGAGAAAACAACGAGTTAGCTCAGACCTTAATTGGTCAGTATGGGATGATTAACGACCTGATGAAAACCTCTAGCCAGCAGCATGACCAGTTAGACCAAGCCACGGAAACCATAAGTGAACAAATCATGATTCTTCAAAGATTAGTAGACTATCTTAAAAAAATTGGACATTGGCCTCCTAAAATAGACCTACCAAAGCCGGTCGACCCTAGTTCCTTAGCTAGGGGGAGGAGTGAAGCATGAGGATGCTAGGTAAGGATAGTCATTGGTGGAAAGAAGAAGAAAGGGAATGGGCTTCCCAAGATCAATCCGGAAATTGGTGGATATATAAAAAAACGAAAGAGCCTACCCCTATGAAAATCCGCAATAAAAGACGCAATGGACAGACCTCAGTTAGATTCGCCGCAGAACACTACGCTATTATTACTCTAGCTTGCGCACTCGGAATTAGCTTGGTTCTGAATATAATAATATTAATAGCATTAACATCATGAGTTGTTTTTTTCCAAAGGTAGTCCCTTCCTTCGGGGTAAAGAGATGGGTTAAGAGGAACTCCTGTTGGATAAAGTTGTCTATGGTTTTATTATTAATAATAAGCATTATATTTAACGTTTATCAATATAAGATCATTGATTACTACAAGCAAGCATCGGTATCTAAAATTAAATGAAAATGGATAAGAAGAAATTCTGCAGGGTCATGAGGGTTTTTGTTCTTTTTATTATCTTCGCTGTGTTTTTTCATTTAGGATACGGCTTTTCACAGGTAGAGGGGGACAGTATGTCTCCGACGTTCAAGGACGGACAAAGGCTTCTAGTGGACGAATGGACTTATAAGTTTTTTAAGCCAGAGAAGGGAGAAGTGGTTATCCTAGTAGACCCCGAAAAAGGGGGAGGTAAATTAGTTAAGAGGGTCATAGCGGCGGGGGGAGATACTGTGCAGATTAAGTATGGCAAAATATTCTTAAACGGTAGTGAGTTAAAGGATGAATTTTCTAATATAGCAATCATTTTTTACGTAAACGAGGAAAAAACCTTGTGGTTTAATGAGGATATAAATAAAATTAAAGTACCTAAAGGCTGTGTTTGGGTCATGGGAGACAACAGGGAGTCCTCTTGGTATGGTATGGTTAAAATTTCCAAGATACAAGGAAGGGTTATAAGGTAAAAAAAAGCCCCCTTTAAAAAAGGGGGTTGATATTTCGAAGTGGTTACTTCTTTTTCTTAGTTGTTTCCGCTACTCCTGTTTCGGCTTTAACGAACGGAACGGTAACGCTTACTCCACTTGTGGAAGCTGATGCGCCTAGATAGCCGTCTTTATTAGCGTTAGGCCCAATTGTCATCGTACTCGAACAACCTGACGCTACGAAAAGCAGCGTCCCTACTGTTAGTGTTACTAGTTTTTTCATGTTTGGTTTAGAAATCGTCTTCTAAGACGCCAGAGCTTTGGTAGTCCTTCACTTTTCTTTCGAAAAAATTAGTCATTGCGGCGGAATCAATTACCTCAGATAACCAAGTGAATGGGTTCTTGTCACTATCGAAACGAAACTCAATGCCTATCCCTTCTAGTCGTCTGTTGCCTATGTATTTCATGTAGTCCACAAACATTTCAGCATTTAACCCAAGTATTCCCCGAGGAAGAACGTCGTGAGCGTATTGAACTTCTAGCTCAACAGCTTTCTTGATGTGCTCCACTGTTTCTGCTTCGAATTTCTTCGTCCACACCGATGGGTATTGTTCTTTAATGGTATTAATTAAGTAAGTGCCAAATTGAATATGAAGGGTTTCGTCTCTAAGTGTGTATCTGATCTGATCAGAAAGTCCCGGAAGTTTGTTTTGCCTTCCAAGAGCTAGCAACATTGCAAATCCGCTAAAGAAAAACGTGCCTTCGCAAACTATATAATAAGTAATAAGATTTCTCAAGAATTCCCTTTTCCCTTCCACGGTTCTTGTGGAAAAACCGGGCCTATTAACGTCAGACGTTATGCTTACGAGAAAATCGTCTTTGGCTTTTATGCTGGGGATATTTAAGTAAGCCTCATAAACTTCGCTCACCTTGAGGCTGTATGAGTCGCAGCACGTTACTATCGTCCAGTTGTGCAGGGACTCCTCGTAAGCTTGTCTAAGTATATACTGGCTGCACTCCGCGTCAGTTACCCACCTGTTAACCGTGAGTAATAAATTGTTTCCAACTAAGGACTCTGTTCCTGCAAAAAAACCAAGGCATCTTTTGACTAAGAGCTTTTCGTCTTCAGAGAGTTCTCCAGATTTCCACTGCTCAATATCCGTGGACATATTCACTTCCGCAGGAGACCAGTTGTTCGCTACCCCTTTGAGGAAAAGATCCCACGCGAATTGATGTTTGTGAGGTAAAATTTGGTTAACCCCAGAAACTTCGTCGTCTAATATTAATCCGGATTTACTCATTATCGGGGTTTACAATTTTATTTGTAAGGTCTTCTACGGCACTTTCTTCTTTAATCTTATTCACCTCGTTAATAACGCTGTCTGCCCAAGTAGCGTTCCATACAGCTAAAGACTTGACCGCCTCTTTGCCCAACATGGATGACCCAGCGATTACATATAACACAACAGCCAAGTCTTCCGTTTCTGGATTTCCTTCGAATTCCTTAGCTAAGCTTTCTATTTTGCCCCTAGGGCTATCTTGCTCTTCATTGTCCATTGATTGTTACCTTTGTTTATTGGCAGCTCTCGCAATTAGGGTCTGTGATTAAGCAGGCTTTATAGTCAGCCAGATCGTCACCATTACTAACGTCGCTGCTCGTTTGGGTTGATTTCTCGGTTTCGCTTGCGCTTTTGTTTCTTAAATAATATGTGCTTTTTAGACCTAATTTCTTAGCATGAAAATAAAGATCATTCAAGTATTTTAAAGAAGTTTTATTATTAAACAAGTTTAAACTTTGCCCCATGTCTATCCATTTTTGCTTAGCTGCTCCACCTTCCAGCAGCTTGAACTGATCATGGTCAAAAGCTGTACAGTACCGGTCTTTTAAGTCTGCCGGTATATCGCCGTTCAGACGCCTCAGGTCACCGTCCACGAATCTTATCGCATCAATGAGCCCTTGGTTCCATATGCCTCTTTCTTTACATTCTTTGATGAACCATTCGTTTACTATGGTTAAATTTCCGCTCTTATTTTCGTAGACAAAAAGAACCGAGAAATCGGGTTCAACACAAGGCGAACACCCTTGGATATAGGATATTGTTGCCGTGGGCGCTATCGCCATAGTATTGCTGTTTCTCATTCCGTGTTCTTTTACGTGAGAACGAGCCTCTTTCCAGTCTAGTTCTGGGCAGTATTTTTTTCCTCTATGCGATATAGGCTTGTAATCATTTAAGTACTCCATTAATTTTTTGTATGTATCCGAGGGAAATACCCCTTTGCTCCAAAGCGACCCTTCGAACGTGGAGTATTTACCTTTTTCTTTAGAAAGTTTACTGGAATTTAAGATGCAATGGAACGAAATGAATTCGTAAAGCTCGTCCGAAAATTTAATAGCCTCATCCGATGAGAAGTTAACTTTATAAGAATGAAATACGTCCGCCCACCCCATGCTGCCAGCGCCAACTGGGCGATGAGCGAGGTTGGATTTCTCTGCTTCAGCTGTAGGGTAAAAGTTTAAATCAACGACATTGTCTAACATCCTCATTTGGGTTGCTATGGTTTTTGAGAGAAGCTTAAAATCTAACTCTCCGTTCTGCTTAAGGTGTTCCTTTAAATTCACAGAGCTCAGGTTGCATACAGCCGTTTCGCCGACCTCGGTCTTTACTCCCTCTTCGTATCGAGAGGGCTTAGTATGTAGGAATATCTCCGTGCAAAGATTAGAGCTATGGATAACGCCTTCGTGAGAGTTGGAGTAGCGCATATTAGCGTTATCTTTAAACGTCATCCAAGCGTGACCTGTTTCGAACAGAGCTCTTAGCATTTTTTTCCACAACTCTTTAGCTTTAATTGTGCGGTAGTTGGTTAGTTCTCCGTCGTCAGCCTGTTTGCAGTATTTTTTATATCGTTTATCAAAATCACTTCCGTAAGTCTCGTGTAAATCCCTGACATCTGAAGGGGAAAAAAGATACCAGTCCTTGTTTTTTTCCACGTATTCGAAGAATAAATTAGGCAACCAGTTTGCTGTGTTCATGTCGTGACAGCGACGACGCTCTTCGCCGGTGTTCTTCTTAAGATCAAGGAAATCTTCTATATCTAAGTGCCAAGGCTCAAGATAAGCGCAACCCGCACCGGGACGCTTACCTCCTTGGTTAACCGCTACAAGAAGGTCGTTGTATATTTTAAGCCACGGTACAAGACCACTGGAAGTCCCGTTTGTCCCTTTGATATGAGAACCGGCTGAGCGAAAATTAGAAACATCAAAGCCTAGCCCTCCAGCGTATTTAGATTTTCGAGCCTCCTGCCAAGCTCCCTCAAATATGCCGTCAATGCTGTCATCGAAAGTGTTTAGGTAGCAAGAGCTGAGCTGGCTATGAGTAGTTCCGCTATTGAAAAGGGTGGGCGTGGAGGGGCATACTAAAAATTTGGAAATAGTTTCGTAGAACTCTATAGCCTTTTGCTCTTTATCTTTTTCGTTAAGAGCTAGTCCCATGGAGACTCTCATCCAGAATGATTGAGGCGCTTCTAGTCTTCGTCCGTTTACGTTAAGGAGGTATCTGTCGTAAAGGGTTTGCAGTCCAAGGTATTTGAACTTAAAGTCTCTGCTCAAGTCGAGTGCTTCTGATAATTTTTTTAAATCAAATTCTAAAAGCTTTTCAGATAAGACTCCTTCCCCTACTAAAAGCTTAGTGTTTTTTATGAACGATAAGCGGTATTGGTGATCGAACGCGTCTTTATCTACACTGCTCCCAAATACTTCTTTATGTATATTGAAAAGCAGAAGCTTGGAGGCTACGTAGTTGTAGTTTGGCTCTTTTTCTATCTTTTGCCTTGCTGACAAAATTAGAGCCTTGTCTATTTCTTTAGTGGTGATTTTATCGTAGAGTTGGACGTGCGCGTCAAGGACCACTTCGCTTGCTGAAACATTTTCAAGAAATTCACAAGCTCTTTCGGCGCATAAATTAATCTTGTTAATGTCTAGCTCTTGAAGTCGCCCGTTTCTCTTCTTAACATTTCTTGAAGGTGTTTCCATATCAGCGACTAATTACTAGCATACCGTTTTTTTATAAAAGGAAAAGATAAAAATTTATATCTGCCTTCCGTGGACAGGAACTTCGAACCCTTTCTCGGGCAACTTGACAAGGTGAGCCTTTGTATACAGTATTCTGTGAAATTCATGAAAGTCGCTAGGGTAGTAATTATTTATCCTGTTCAGTTGGAATTTTACGGGAGTACCTATGAAATGAGCCTGTTCGCTTTTAGTATAATACCAAAAACTATTACTGTTCCAGTAACTGACATGAGTTGGGTCTTGGAACGCTCCTCTACCGTCCGTGGAAGGCACGTCTATTACGGCCCACCCGTAGTCAGCGAGACATCTGTAGATTTCCTTCATAGTATTTAGTGGGTCTTTCATATGCTCAACTGCGTCTTGAGCACGAAAGACTCCGACCGAACCGTCCTCGAAGGGCCAGTCGGTTTTGTTCAAGTCAAAAACTATATCATCTTCGTTAAGTTTTCTAGCGTCTACGCCTACGAAGCCTTTGGGCTTGTTGTTGCAACTGCATAAGTCTACCTTTTTAAGACCGTTTTCGTCGCTCCACTTCGACGCAATCTCAAGCGCGTATTGGTCGTGGATTTTATGCGTTAGCTCTTGTATGTCTTTGTTTTTTTCGCCGTAGGCCGTATTGTCTTCATGAAAGTAGTATTTGTATAAGGGTTTACTTATGAGGTGGCACCTTCCATTTATGTAAGTTCGGCACAATAGATCATAGTCGTCGCAAACTTCTAGCTCGGCGTTGTGCCCGCCGATTTGGTTGTAAAATTTCCTGTTCCAAGACCTGACGTGATCCGGAGCGTACCAAATGTAAGAAAAAGATAAAGCTGACGGAGCGAAGGACGGGTGGTAAGGCAGCCCGCTTTCATCTTCTTCGGTTTTCCATCCCCATTCGGCGGAGAATGACGTTTCATAAGTTTCTTTGCCGTCGACAATCCTTACGGCATAATCAGACGAGTAACAAAAGTCGTGCCCTTCGTCGAAAGCCTTGGATAGTTCCTCTAAACAGTCTGACATTAAAGCGTCGTCGTGATCCAATTCTACTAGGAAATCACCTGAAGATTCTTCGCAGCTCCTTTTCTTCAAGTATCCTATGTTTTTGTTATCCGATACGTCTTGTATAATTTTATAATTTAATCCAGACGAATTGAGCTTCTCCTCGAGAGAGTCTTTCTCTTTGAGGGCGTCCCCGTTCAAGAGGAGTACCCATTCAAAGTCTTTGAACGTTTGGTTTAATAGACTATTAATCGGTCGGTCTATATACTTCAGACTATGTGATGGTGTGAATACTGAAAATTTCATAATTTTTTAGGTTTGTTTCCACTCTTGTTCGGGTGAGCCTTGCCTGTCTTTTTCTCGTAGGCTGTGACCGTCTTGTCTTTTACTGGGTCAAGCCCCCTAGAGCTTTCTCTTTTTTTACTAAGCTTCTCGGATAAATCCATCATGTCTCCTGCGGTCATGCCTTTTTTAGCCGTGGCTTTCAGAAAGTCGCTCTTAGAAAAGGGGTCTATATCGGAATCTATAGCAGCGTTGGGGACGTTGAAGACTCTGAGCCATTCTACGCCTTGGTCATCGACGAAGACATGCTTGTCGGTCATACCTTGAACGACTTCAATGACTTCATCTGTTTCGGGGTTGGTGTATTCGTAAATAGGCATTTGCTTTGTTTAAATCATAGCTCAAATCTCGCATTTCTAAAGAAAAAAAAATCCCCCGTAAACGAGTTACGGAGGATCGTGTTGGGTAGCCGTGACACCGGCTTACAGGACGTGTTCTTCGGGGACCTCTTGAACTTCGCTTGGCACTGTTTCGCTTGCGGGAACTTGCTGTTCGCTTGCGGGAACCTGCTGTTCGCTTGCGGGAACCTGCTGTTCGCTTGTGCTCTTCTTCTGAAGAGGCGTCGATTTGTAGATCCTGAAGTCAGGGTGGTTGTCCTTTTGTTTGTGTTTGTTAGCGAAGATGATTAGCTGGAGGGTTTCCTCTCCTCCCATACCGTCATCTACTTTAACATGTCCTGAAAGATACTTCTGAGTAGTACTTTCCTTCTTCCATAGGGCTCCGAGCTCTCGCTCTTGCCATTCGTTATTTTTTTTAGTTTCAGCACTCATAATGTTGTACGTAAGATTAACGTAATTTTCTGATTTGTCAACACTAAATATTATCTTGATGCTCGTTAGAATTCATCTTCTTATGGAGCATTCTTACACCTTTTTGGTGCAAATTGATAGCTGTTTGCGTACTTGTGTTTATTTTTGAAGCTATAGTACTCCAAGTAGCTTTTTTATTTTTAATGTCTTTATCGAAATACCTTAACTTAAATACTTTAGATATTCTTTTGTCTTTTAATTGTTTTAAAAGCTTAAAGACGTACTCTTTGTCGTTTTTTAAATTACTTTCATCGTCGAACTCCTCTTTGCTTTTGTTTATCATAATGGTCTCGATCGTCTCGTCTTCTAGGTCTACAAATCTGTTGCGGGAATTAATGAAAGTTAAACAGAAGTATTTGGAGCAGTTCCCGAACCAAGTTGAGAATTTAGTGTTCTTGTTCGGTTTGTAACTTCTTACAGCTTTAAACAGGACGAAGCTTTTTTCTTGAAACATGTCTTGTCTTCTAAAACCTTTAGCTTCTGCTACGGGTGCGTAGATCTGACACATTTTATAGAATAGCTTTTCGTGACGATCTAAGAGAATCAGGAAACTTTCATTGCATCCTGTAGCTTTTATCCTTCTGACTAATGTATTGTCAACGGGAAGCTTTTTTAGTTTTTTTGCTGCGATAGCCATTTGACGAATTCACCAACATATGGTTCTAGTTCGTCGATTTGACCGGTTTCAATGAAAGGCCATTCAATTTGAAAGTCACTTTTATCTTTTATTTTTGGGTCATTTCTGGTTTCCTCGCTGTTTGCAGGGGTTTTGAATTTTTTAAGTTTGCCCTGAGTAATTGATAAGCCCTCTTCGTGTGCTTTTACTTGAGTAAAACCTAAATACATAGAAACATGAACTAATACCCCTCCTAGTTCGTTTTTTAACCAACTTACTTCATCGTTTTCATAATCATCATACCTTATATCTGTTATGATTTTAAAATTTTTAGATTTATCGTTAATGATATTGTCGTTAAGCTTATCTAACCAGTGCCTACCCTCGCTAGAATTTCTTTTGAACTTAGCGTGGTAAACTAAGAACTCCCTGATCAACTCCTTTTCTTCTCTCGCGCAATTAACGGAATCTACACCGTAATGAATCATGCACCATCGCTGGACTTCTTTCTTAAGCTCGTCAGCTAAGGAAAACCTCGTGCAAGGAATGTGCCGGGAAAGCAACGAGAAGAAAGTGTCCTTACCGCTTCCGGCAACACCTGATACTCCTATAATCTTGTTCATATATTATATTAAAATTATTTAAAACTTAAATCTAATAATCCTAGCGTATGACTGCTTATCCTTTAAATTTTTCCTCTGGGTTAAGAAAGCCGAATGGCTTTCGGGATAAGAACATAGCTGTCCACTGGGGAATAGTTTCTGTATTTAACAAAGCCGCTTCAGTCCGTCGCGTTAGCCTCTTTTAGCTCCGCTCGCTGACTTGTTAAACTATAGCACTCTTTGTTTCTGCGGAGGGACTTATCTTTTTAACTGCTTATCCTTTTCCTCTTGGGAGGATTAAGTTTCTAGCTTGAGCATTTCTGCTCACATTAGCCTCAACTGCCGCTTTTTCCCGAAATAACAGCAGACTTATTAAGTCTAGTTGGCTAAGGTCTTTTTACGGGCCTGTGGTCTCTTACGAGTTGAAGTGAGGTTAACCCTCACAAGCTGTTCACCGCTAACAAAGAACTGTAGGTACTCTATCAAGCTTTTACAGCGAAGCAAGTATTATTTTTTCTTTTCATTTTCCCCTTCATCTTCTTCAGGGGTTTCATCACGATCGTTAACGTCTACCCCAAAATCACTAAGGCTGCTAATTATTTCTTCTTTTTCCGATAGCTTTTGTTTATAGTATTGAGCTATGTGGACCAAGTTCCGGAAGTCTTTTTCGGTTATAGAGGAGGGAGAGCACTCATCCTGATGATCTTCGATTAAATTGCAGAACTCGTTAATTTCATTACCCACCATCGTCGCTGTCCACGGATTTAAGTCGGGGTTCTGAACGTAAGACTCAAACGGCTTAGTGAGGACGTAGAACTTTTTTTCATTATAATCCTTTGAGGCTATTAAATTATTAGACTCCAACTCCTCTAAAGCCAACTTAAAAGCCACGATTGATTCAGCTTCGTCATCAGAAACTTGAACTATTTTCTTAAGGTCTCGGTCGATCTCAAAACTGTGATTAGTTCGGAAGTATTCAAAAAGACTGTTATTTGCGTCTAAAATTGTCATCATCTATACTAAACGAAGGAAAGGTTTGTTCAAAAGAAATGTTGACTTTATTAAAAAGACAGATAGACTGTGGTTAGAATGAACGAGAAAATGAAAATTACACGACGAGGAAGACCTCCGGTAGCAATTCAATGGCCCGACGTAGTATTCACCGCTCAAGACGTGGTAGATACCATGCCTGAAAAAGTTTCCCGTGTCACAGTACACAGCAAACTTAACGAGGCAGTTGACCAAGGCAGTCTTCAGATTGTCGGCAAAATGAAAACAAAAAACGGAAGACCTCGGATTTCTTATAAAAAAACCGAGGAACAGTCTTCTCGACTTACTGAAACCTGCCAACCCTAACTGTGGAATTCTTAACGGTAATCGTATGTTATTTCTTTTTTAGAATGGCTTATCTAGTCCTCTTTAAGGATGCCTCTCTCTAGCAGTAAGAGAATATCTTGGGAGAGGTTTGCTATTGACATTGCCGACACAGCCTCCCTAAAAAGCGAAGACCCTCACCGCAAGGTGGGGGCTTGCGCTTTAAACCACCAAAACATGGTGGTAGGGGTAGGCTACAACGGCTTAGCCTCAGGCAAAAACGTAGGCAAGGAGTTTTGGGAAGACAGGGATGCTCGCAGACCTTACATGATTCACGCTGAGGCAAACTGCTTGTCTCTTTGTAAGAAAGGCGAGGTCCGCTTGCTCGCTGTCACGCTTTTGCCTTGCTCTTATTGCGCCACCTTAATAGCTTCTTACGGGGTGGAGAAAGTAGTCTATCGCGATACATATCTTCATGACGACAAGGCTTTTGAGATACTCTCGTTTTACGGGATTCAGTTACGTCAAAGACCAGATTAATTAGATTATTACCCATTCATGTTAGATTATATTCCAGCATGGAACACTTGGTTTACTCTTTTTTGAACGCTTCGCTTCTTTTCTTCTTGTATAACACAGACGCCTTCGTGGAGTATGTTGGGCTGCTCAGGCTAGGCAAGCTCTTTCGAGTAGAAAAATATGAAAAATACCTAGATACATTCGGCGAGGGAAACTACTGGGAATATCTAGTTTACGAGAAGAAGACTTTCCTAAGAAAGTTGCTTTCTTGTCCGTTTTGCGTTAGTTTCTGGATGAACATCGCTTGCTTTGCGTTCCACAAGGAAAGCGTAACGCTTATAGTTAACCTATGGTTAACCTTGTTTTTGTATTTAGTTTTAAAATTCTTACTTAAAAAATCGTTATGATGACCGTTTTCACCTTTGACAACAACCAAGAGTTTGGATTATTTTTTAAAATTAATTCAGCCAGACTACTAGGGCTTTCAACCGATGAAGGATATCAGGGGAAAATAAACGAATATACCAAGGTTTTTAGCCACACAAAGGGCGGGTGCGGATGCAACTTAAATAAAAGACGGAAGGCTGCGGCGGTTTATTACGAGTCATTTATTCCTGAATTTTTTACTCACCCCATGGAAGCGAGAGAGGGTGACGAATCGGCTGCGCTGTTAAGAGACAGAGTAAGAGCGACCGTTAAAGAGATTCTCGGCAACCCCTCTTCGGTTTGCTTTAAAAAAGATACCGCAGATCAAGAGCCTTTTTTTTCAATTTAGTTGTTGACTTTCTTAAAAAAGGTGTCATAATTAGAGTATGAAAAGAATCTTACTCTTGCCCCTCGCGGTTCTGGTGGCTTCAGCGCAGGTCTACGCTGGAGGCCTTAAGGTGGACCTTTCCAGATACGACTCTTACAAGTCTTACAACATAAAAGGATTGATTATCGTTCTGCATAAATCTATTTATAACGATAAGGTAAAGACTCAACAGTGCTTAAATTATTGGAGCAATTCTTTTTCTAACATTGAGAAGCTATGCCCAAGCACGGCGACCCACTTTAAGAAAAACAAATACAGGCTCTACCTTTACTCCTTACCCAGCACCAGAGGGGGCATGGAATTTATCAGAGACGGCCAGTATCTTTGGGACAAGAGAATGTCGGCCTACGTGAACAGGGGAATCATTGTTCCACGGGCTTTATTTTATATAAGGCAGAACCAGAAAGAAAACGGAGCGGTTTATTTACTTCATGAAATTGCCCACTATCGCCACGTCGTGATGATTGGAGAGAACGGCAGAGGATACGATAAGGTCATTCGGACAGAATACAACAAAGCCATGAGAAACCCGCTATATCGCGGCACTTACGCGTCAAAAAACCATTTGGAATATTTTGCTGAAATTTCTATGGCGTATTTGCTAAGGAAACACACGGTTGCGGTTTTCCCTTCTGGCTCTAGAGAACTTTACGAGAAAGACAGGATTGGATATGATTTATGCAAAAAAATATGGGGAGAAAACCTAGCCTCATACAGACCCCAAAGACAGAGGCTAGTAGCAAACCCGCCAGTTCAATCAATAAGCCCCTTTGGCATGTCTCCTGAGCCGGCGCTAGACCTGCCTCCGTCAGGAAGGCACAGAACATACGAGGTTACCCAAGGCCAAAGGACAGGCTCGTTACAGGATCGATTAACGACTTACGCCACGGAAGTCTTTAGAAACCCCTCAGATGAAGAGGTGTTGATTAGTAAGAAATTTCTTGAAATGAAGATGTCGATAAGTAAAGCTGAGACAGAAGAGATGTCAGGGAATCACGCTATGTCTCATTGGCTTTACGGCAATTCCCTAAGGACCCTCAACGACTTCAAAAAAGAGAACCCTCAATGGAGCGCTTCAGTAATAGACGGTATGATTAACAGGGTTAAATCTAAAATAAATTGACTTAAGTCCACCTTTCAATTATTATTATCCATGAGGTTTTGCGTAGCTTATACTAATTCTCACAGATCTTTCTTAGATGAGTTTTTTTTAAAAACTTTTCCATTTGAATCTGGCGTTAGCTTAGTTCTAGAAAGAATGCCTCAAAAATGCAGCTCTGGCTGGCTTTTTTCTGACGGATGGAGAGACCAGATGGTGGAAAAACAAAAGTTTATAAACAAAAGCCTAGAGACCTTTTTCTTGAATGAAATTTTAGTTTTCTCTGACGTAGACATATCGTTTTACGGCGACGTTAAAGAAGACTTAATTGAGAGTCTAGGAGATAACGACATAGCGTTCATGAAAGACCACAACTCTGACGAGTTTGGTCGTTGTGGCGGGTTTTTTATCTTAAAGTCAAACGACAAAACGAGAAGGTTATTCAGTCAGGTTTTATCGAGCTTGCTGTCTTT